AGAGAAGAAGGTCGTTGACATCCTCTGCGCGGAATAAGGGAGTAAACGAAAATGGCAGTTGTAGCAGTTAAGTCAACCCTTATCACCAACGCAGACGCCCTCCCGGCTGTGCTCAACAGCCCCCGTGTAGACGGTGGTTTTGAGCGCATCGAGGTGGCGACCGCTGCGATCACCTCTGGCGACAACACGGGTTCGACGTACCGTATGTTCCGCGTTCCCTCGAATGCGGTGATGACGGATCTTCGAATCTATTCGCCGGACATCGGCACCACGACGATCTCCGACATTGGCCTGTATCGCACGGCCAAGGACGGCGGCGCTGTGGTCGATGCTGACTTCTTTGCCTCGGCTCTGTCTCTCAAGGACGGCGCGATTAACGGCACGGATGTTCTGCACGAGTCGGCTGTGTTCTCGATCGCGAACAGCGGCAAAGAGCTGTGGGACGCCCTCGGCCTCACCTCTGACCCGTCGGTGTTCTACGATGTGGCTTTCACGCTCACCGCAGACGCTGATGCGACTGCGACCGTGAAGCTCATCGGTCGTTACGCGGCGTAAGAAACAAGGGCGGGTCGGGAAACCGGCTCGCCCTTTTCTCCTAGGAGAGAATCATGGCAGATCGTTTTTACGGTATTGATCGCGGCGAGCAAGGCGTTCGCAACGTGACCGAGGGTGCGTCCTCGACGGCGACCACGGACGTTGAAGTTCGTGTAGACCTTATCGGAATGAGCAAGCTTGAAGTTTTGCTTGCTCTTGACACGATCAAGGAAGCAATCCTTCAAGATACTTGGCCGCCGGCTTAACGGTCTCGGGGTCTCCCGATGGCCGCTAGCAATGTAGCAATCGCAAACCTCGCGCTGACGAAGCTCGGGGATTTGCGCATTTTGAATCTCACGGACAACACAAAGCCTGCCCGTGAGGTGAATGCCGTGTTCGATATGACACGGGACTATCTCCAGCGCCGTTTCTCGTGGCGCTTTTGCATCAAGCGAGCAAACCTCGCTGCTGATACCACAGTCCCACTTTGGGACTGGGCCTATCAGTATCCGTTGCCCACCGACTGTATGCGCATCCTGCAAGTCGGCCAATGGTATCCGTCGCCCGATATGTCAGATCTGATATCGACCGGCGGTCAAGAGTATGTGGTCGAGGGCAAGTACATTCTCTCGAATCAGGCTGGCCCGTTGAAGCTGCGCTATCTGTCCCGGGTAACTGATCCGGTGCAGTTTGATGCGGCGTTTGATATGGCTTTCTCCGCATACCTTGCGTACATTCTCGCCGAGCCTTTGACGGCAAGCGCAGAGCAGAAGCAGATGGCCTATAACGATTATCGGAACTCGATAAAGGATGCCGTCATAGCCAACGCGATCGAAAACCCACCGGAGTCTCTCGCAGACCAGACTTGGATCTTGGCGAGGCTGTAACGCATGGCAAAGGTTTCGCCTGCGATCTCGAATTTCAACGGCGGCGAGGTCGGCCCTCTCCTATCTGGCCGCGTTGATTTTGAGAAGTACTCGAGCTCCTGCTACAAGATGGAGCGATTTGTTCCTACCGTGCAGGGGCCGGCCAAGCGAATGCCGGGTACGCGGTTTGTCCTGCCGACGAAGTATCAGAGCAAGAAGTCCTATCTCAAGCGGTTTGAGTTCTCGTTCGATCAAGCCTATGTGCTCGAGTTCGGCGACCAGTACGTTCGGTTCTTCACCGATCGCGGTGTGGTACTCGGTGACACACTTGATATCACCAATATCACGAATGCAAACCCCGGGGTTTTGACCTACACCGGAACTGATCCTGCTAACGGCGACTGGTTTCTGGTAGTCGGCGTTGAGGGCATGACCGAGCTCAACGGTCGGTATGTGCAAGTCTCGAACGTCAATGCCGGTGCGAATACCTTCGAGCTCAAGGATTGGTACGGCGATGCCATCAACACGACCAGCTTCGGCGCGTATGTGTTCAACGGCGATCTGCAAAAGGTCTATGAGATTGCGAGTCCGTACACCGAAGCCGATTTAACGAATCCAGAAGGCGGCTGCGCCCTTTCTATCGTCCAGTCGGGCGATGTGCTGTATATCGGTTGCGAGGGCTATGCGCCGCGCACATTGACTCGTAGCGGCAATACGAGCTGGGCGTTTGCGACGTACTCGCCGAACGACGGCCCGTTCCAAGTTGAACCGCTCGCCTATAAGAATTTCACGCTCGGTGCCTCCTCGGGTACCGGCGTCTCGCTTGTTTGCACAACCGACATATTCGAGAACGAGCACGTTGGGATGCTGTTCCGGCTGGAGCCGGTCAACATCACGACGCCGCCTTGGGAGACGAATAAGGGCGTCACAGCGGGCAACCTGCGCAAGTCTGATGGCAAGTATTACGAGGCCGCGAACTCCGCTACAACGGGCTCTGTGCGCCCTATACACGAAGAGGGCACCGAGTCTGACGGCGCGGTGACTTGGGAGTATTTGCACCCCGGGTACGTCGTCGTCAAAGTGACTGCGATTACGGATGCGAAGAATGCGACCGTAGACATCATCGGCCCTGGCATCGCTCCTGCTGAGATCGTTGCCGGTGACGACTGCCGCTACCGGATTGGTGCGTGGGGCGAGGCGACAGGTGCCGCGTTCCCGTACAAGGTCGCTTTCTGGCGTGATCGTCTGTGGTGGTCGGGCAACCAGCAGATCTATGCGTCGGTGGCCGGTGACTACTCGTCGATGGCTCCCGATACGCTCGGTGAGATTCTGGCTGATAACGCTATCTCGCTGACGCTTTCGGTCGGCACGGTGGACAAGATCCGCTGGATGACGGCATCGGATGTGCTGCTGGTTGGTACGGCAGGCTCCGAGGTTGCCGTGCAGGAGATCACGCCGAACCAAGTGCTCGGCCCCGAGAACGTCAAGTACGAGATCCAGTCTGCTGAAGGCTCGCGTGAAATGGAGCCGGTGCTGGTCGAGGATGCTGTGCTGTTCGTGCGCATCGGCGGTCGTCGGGTGATCGAGCTGCGGTTCGATATCCAGTCTGACTCTTGGGTGCCGCGCGATATGAACGTGCTGTATCCCGAGATCACGCAGTCTGGCATCGTCGAGATGGCGTACCAGAAGGAGCCGGACAACATCATCTGGATCGTGCTCGCCAACGGCAAGCTGCTCGGCATGACCTATGACCGAGAGCAGAACGTCTACGGCTGGCACCGTCACCCGCTCGGCGGCGTGTCTGCTGTAGCCGAGTCTGTGCAAGTCATCACAAGCCCGGATGCCAGCGTCAATGACGTTTGGGTTATTGCCAAGAAGTCGGTCAACGGATCGACCCGGCGTTTTGTGGAGTATTTTGCAGAAGGATTCGAGCAGGACGACGACATCGAGGGCGCTGTATTCCTTGACTCGTCGCTTGAGTTCGACGGCGCGGTGAATGAGACCTTGCAGCCGGGGGCTGGTGCGACGACGCGCAACGCTACTAACGTCTCGTTTACGGTTACCTCGTTTTTTGAATTGACGACCGAGGCTGGCGATTTCTTGGTCACCGAGGCCGATGAATTTATCGCGATGAACGACGACGTTTTCGTAGCCGGAGACGTTGGCCGCGAGATTCGAGTTCGATATTTCGACGATACCGCGCAACAATGGCTAACTGCTCGAGCGCAGATCACCTCTGTTGTCGATGAAGGCCAAGTGCTCTGCACGATCCTCTCGCCATTCCCGAGCCTTGCTGAGTTGCCTGCCAATGGCTGGCGCTTGACCTCAACGGTCATCAAGGGGCTTTGGCATCTGGAAGGCACAACAGTCTCTGCTCTGGCTGACGGCGCGGAGATTGAGAATCTGACCGTGACCAACGGATCTATAACGCTCCCCGTTAAGACTGCTCGAGCGCAGATCGGCCAGCCGTATACGTCCACTCTTGCCACTCAACGGATTGATGCGGGTGCCACGGATGGCACGGCGCAAGGCAAGACGAAGCGGTATCACCAGATCGTGATGCGCCTCTACGCTAGCCTCGGCGGCAAGGTTGGGCCGGATGCGACGAACACCGATTACATCCTGTATCGATCGCTGTCAGATTACATGGATGAAGTGCCGCCTGTGCTAACCGGCGATACCGATAAATTCCCGTTTCCTGGTGGATACGAAACTGATGGTCGGATCTGGGTGTTGGCTGATCAGCCGCTGCCGCTGACCGTAGTTGCAATGTACCCGCGGTTGAGGACGGAGGACTAATGGAAGTCGTCTCGTTCAACGCTAAATATCTTCGAGCGATGGTGCTGCAAGATGCGCAACAAGTCATGGCTCCGCTCGTATTCGACGACGAGTATTGCGAGCAGCTCGTGGCTGCCGGCCCAGCCTACACCGTACTGGCTGGCGAGAAGCCCGTCATGTGCGCAGGCGTGGCAGAGATGTGGGCGAACCGATATGCCGCATGGGCATGGCTTGCAAAGGACGCAGGGCCGCACATGGTTGGCCTCACGCGGATCGTCGATGACTACTTGAACACTCGCCCGTATCGCCGAATTGAGGCGTATGTGGATGCTCGTTTCCCGCAGGGGCATCGATGGGCAAAGATGCTGCGGTTTGAATTTGAAGGCTTGATGCGCTCGTTTGGTACAAGCGGTCAAGATATGGCGATGTATTCGAGGATTCAGTAATGGCGCAGTTCATACCATTTATCGCTGCTGCTGCCTCCGCTACGGCGACGATCGCTGAAACAGCGCAGGCTCGCAAAGTCGGCGAAGCGCAAGCTAAAGGCCTGGAGGAGCAGGCTCGTGCCGCATCTCTGGAGGCTGGGGCCGCAGAAGAAGCGCAGCGCAGACAAGCGCGCGAGGCTTTTGGTGAAACCCGTGCTGCTGGTGCGCAGATGGGCCTGCTGGAGTCAGCATCTTTTGCAGACGCCTACTCGCAAGCCGCGACCGCTGCCGAACTGGATGCGCTGAATATTCGATACGAAGGCGAGGGACGCCGACGCGGATTGATGTTTGAGGCTGGCGCTACTCGTGCCGCAAAGCCGTTGTGGGGGCCGGCAATTCTTTCCGCTGGAACCAATGCTCTGATGGCGTTCTCATCTGCTGGCGGCAAATTGCCATCTGGTGGCGGCGCTCCAAAAGCGCCTAGATCTAGCACTCTAATGGCGCGCAATCCGTTTAAGGGAGCCGCGTAATGGCAAAGCTCGAGTTCTATCGACAGCAGACGACGCCGCGCGTCATTGCTCCCGATGTCGGAGGGCTTGGGCGCATCCAGTCTGGTTTAGCGCAAGCCGGCGAGGCGATTGCTCGAGGTGCTGTGGTTGCCGGCCAAATGGTTGAGCGTCGCAATCTGGAAATTGAGAAACGCAAAGAAGATGAGGCGGCGATCGATGCTTCTGCTCGAGCCGTTGCAATTAAGTCAAAGTGGATGACGCGATCCCAAGAGTTGGAGCGCGAGGCTGCCGAAAGGGGTGAATTTGAAGGATTTACCGATCTTGCTCGCACCGCCTATGACGAGATCGTTTCCGAGGAGCTGAAGCAAACTAAGTCGGAAAGCGCAAATGCGTGGCTGCGCCAGCGCGCCGACGAATATTCGCTGAACGTATTTGATGGCGCGTCTCGATGGGAAGCGCAGCGTAAGGTTGAGCGCGATGTTAATCTTGTTGGGCAATCTCTTGATCAGGCGCGACAAATTGTTGGATCAAAGCCGCAGGATTATGCGGCTACCCGCGACGATCTTGCCCTGCAATACGCTCGATTGCCGCCAGAAAAACGCGCCGAGGCATGGGCTGCTGCGCGCCAGCGATTGGCTTATGACGCTGGGTTTGGTGCAATGCGCCAGAATCCGCGACAGATAGATCAGGCGCTTAAAGCCGAGCCGGGCAAGTCTGGCATTCCATATATTGATGAGCTTGGTGCTGATGAGCGATTGCAGTTACGCGCGCAAACCGATTCAGAGTTGCGCCGATTGGAGGCAGAAGCCAAGGCGCGGCAGGCAGAGCGCAGAGAAGTGTTGCGTGAGCGCGTTGCCGATCAATCTGCATTACTTTCTGCTGGTTATGGCGTGAGTTCGCCGATCAGCCGAACAGAATTCGTCGCTGCTGGCATGGGCGATCAATACGCCGATTATCAAGAGTCGCTGCGAATTGGAACTGTGGCATCCAGCATGGTCGGCATGGATAGCAAACAGATCACCGAGCTGTTGGCTAAAGAAAAGCCTGCGCCGACGGAGACTGGATTTGCGGAAAGAAACAAGCGATATCAGTTGCTGCTTAATTCTGCAAAAACCATTGTGTCGGAGCGCACGGCAGATCCGATCCAGTTTGCTGCTAATCGCAATCTGATGAAGATCACGCAGCTTGATCCTGCCGATCCAGTTGCATTTGCTAGTGAGCTAAAGAATCGCTCGACTGTCTCGCGCACGATGACAAAAGAGTACGGTACTCCGATGGCGCTGATGACTAACGATGAGGCCAAAGCATTCTCGGCATTTGCTTCTGGCATGACTTCTGTTGAGAAAGTCAGTCTGTTTACGAACATTCGTCGATCGCTGCCGGATGATGCCTATCAGGCAATCATGGGTCAGATTCGCGCAGATAGTCCGGTAACAGCAATGGCCGGATCTATGCTTGGTCGAGAGTCGCAAATCATTACGAAAGAGGGCGGCTGGTTCTCCCGTCCGTCTACGTTGCCGGCATTCTCTGTTGCCGAGCGTATTTTGCAGGGCGAGGATTTGCTGAATCCGACGACCGGCGAAAAAGAGGCAATGGGGCGCGGTAAGTTCCCGATGCCGTCTGATGGCGATTTGAGAGCGCAATGGGTTGGCCTGACGGGCGATGCCTATCGCGCCTCGCCAGAAGTCGAAGCGACCGCGTATCAGGCTTATCGTGCGTTTTACGCTGCCGAGGCTGCGCGCCGCGGAAACTACACCGGCGAGTTTGATTCGGAAGTGTCCGATATGGCTGCTCGAGCGGTGTCCGGTGGCGTCACCGAGATTGGTGGCTACAACATCCTGCTGCCTTGGGGCATGGATGAGGACAGCACGATTAACGATCTGAACAAACAATGGCCGGCTGCTCGAAAGACGGCTGGATTGCCGGATTCGGTTGAGCTCGACGATGTGGCGCTGGTCACGGTTGGCAACGGCGTTTATATGGCTACCGATGGCACGGCTCCGTTGAAGGATAAGAATGGCCGCGTGGTTTACTTGCGAGTAAATCCGTGAGTTTCTTATCGATTAATGATCGGCAGAGACGCGAGGTCGAACAGCAATCGCTGTTGATCGAGCCTTCGCAGGAGGCCTTTGAGCCTGATTGGTTTGAAGGTGTTCCGGCTGGTATTGGTACTGGCGTTGCTCGAGCTGTTGGCGTAGCAAACCAGTTGGCCGGTGCTGTTGAATATCAAGTTGGCCGTGCATTTACAGAACCGCTTGACATGGTGTTTGACACTAAAGCGACTGAAGCTCTGCGCAGAATTACGATTGAGGAGCCTGCCAAGTTTACGGCTGCGCAGACTCCAGATCCTCTGACGGTCGGCGCAGCTGGCCGAGTTCTTTATAGCGTTGTCGGAGTTGGCGCTCCTGCTATTGCTGCTGGAATTGTGGGAGGCCCGGCTGCCGCTGCTGCCGCTGCTGGTGGATTCCAGATGACCGGCACGATGACCGATCTGATGCAGCAAGGCGTCGATGAGCGCACGGCTATTGGCGCGGCAACTATCGATGGCGCACTTACAACGGTTGGCGTTGCGATTCCTGCTGCGATTGGGGGTCGAGTCGCGCTAAACACTTTGCTTTATGGCCCGGGCGTCAACGTCGCTCAGGATATCGTGGCGTCTAAGGGAATCGGCGCGTATCTCAAATCGCAAGGTTATGACGAATTAGCCGAGCGATATTCCGAGCTGCAATCCGAACAGTTAGCTGCCGACGTTATCCTCGGTGCTGCGTTTGGCTATCTCGGCGCTCGGTCTGCTCGAATCAATTCTGTTGTCTCCCAGCGCGAGATCCAACGCGGATTGACGCCAGATGAGGCTGTTGACTCTGTTTTGCCGATGCAGCCGATGGGGCCGGCATATAAGCCGTTGGAAGTCCCTCGGCAAGCTGATTCCTATGATGAGTTGGCTGCGCGCATATACGATGAATTGCGTGAGTCCAAGAAGCAGGATATCGACCTGAACGATGTAGGTCAGATTCGTAAGTTTCTTGGCGATCCGAAGGTTGAATCTTTAGCGCAATTCATCAAGCGTACCGGCGGCATTATCGATGACGGTGGCGAGCTATCGTCACGCGATATCACCAATAAGACAATGCCGGGATTGGTGCGCAAGGACACGCCGGACAATAGGCGCGTAGCCGGATGGGATGGTGTGCGCGAGCGCATCTTCGATGCTGGCTATTTTCCAGAAAAGAATGACTACAACGAAATCACCGATTCCGAAATAGTCGATGCTCTGGAGAGCGACCTTTTCCGTGACAAGGTTTACAACGGCAAGGTCAGAGAGAAGCTCGAGGTTATCCGTCAAAGCCGATTCTTTAACGACTCCATGTCATATGAGGGCATCACGCCGGATATGACGCCAGCGCAGATTGCTGATCGCTTGCGCATGATTGACGATGAAGCTCGAGCAAATGATGAGCGCGCGGTTGGGCCTGATGAGGAGATGATCCGCGAATACGACCAATTTGCCGAGTCGATGGATGCGGCAATGGTCACGCGCAATCGAGCCAATCTGGAGCTGGATACGGCCCCGGGCATTCCAGCAAACCGAGCGGCGCTGATGACGCATCTTGCTCGCATGAAGGTTGCCGTCGAGCAGATGCTGCGTGGCGAGCCGGTATCGGTGGATAACGTCGGCAAGGGCGGCACATTTGCGCCGAGGCCGAAGATCAATATTGATGAAGCTGAAATCATTAAGGCGCTGCGCGAGTCAGGCTTGCCTGGTGTGCTGGACGAGATCGATATGCTGGAAGCCGAGCTGGCTGGCCGCGGTCGAGACTTTGAGGGCCGGGCTATAGATATGGCCGATATTGATCGCCCTCGAGGTGAGATGATGCGGATTGGCGACGAGGGGTTTCCGGCTGATATGGAAGTTGCTGGCGATGATGGCATGGTCACGGTACGCGATGGAATGCGCGATTCCGAAGATGCGATCCGTCGAGCCGAGCAGGAATATCTCGGATTCCCGGCGGCGGTGAATTGCGCATTGAGGCACGGCGAATGAGACAGGCGTGTATTACAGCGGTTGAGCAGGCCATTGGCCGATCGATTACCAAAGCGGAAGCTCGGAATATCGAGGCTCGAATTCGCAATGCGATGATTATGGTTGCCCGCCAGCAGGGCAATGCTTATCAGGCATTGTCCAAGCAGGATCAGATGCGCGCTGCCGCTAACTATGCGGCGAATGAGTTGGTTGCTGAAGCGCAAAAGAAGGCGCAGCGATTACGTTTGCAGATTGCAGCGCATGATGCCATTGAGCGATACACCACAGAGCAAGTCAGGCTCGGCGCTGATCCTAATCGATTGGAGGCGTTTGAGCGTTTGCTGGCTGGCAAGGCAGATGGCAAGAACAACAGCACCTCGGTAGAGGTTGAGGCCAAGGGCATTGCTGCCGGCGCGATGGGTCGGCTGGCTGATGCGTGGGAGGCGATCAGCCCGAGACTGTTTGGTATCTTTGCCAACAAGGAAGGCGAGGAGCAATTCGTTCGTGCCGCGTATGGCGACACGGCTGGTATCAAGCCCGAGATTATTAAAGCCGCAAAGGAATGGGGCGCGGTCGCAGAGACTTTGCGCACTCGATTCAATGCCGCTGGCGGTGACGTTGGCCGGTTAGATAACTGGGGTTTGCCGCAGGCTTGGTCGCAGGATATTGCTATCCAGCTCGGTCGCGATCAGTTCGTCAATGACATGATGGGTTGGGTCGATCGGTCGATCTATCGCAAGGATGATGGCACGTTGTTTAGCGATGCCGAGATGCGCAAGTTCCTTGAGGAGGCTTGGCTCACCATCTCGACCGATGGTGCAAACAAGCAAAAGAATGTCACCGGCTACGGCGCTGCTATCAAGGCGAACCGAAACAACAAAGCTCGCCAGTTGCATTTCAAGGATGGGATGTCGTCTGTTGAGGCGCTGCGCAAATGGTCTGGTCGATCTGTGTTTGAGGCGATGGCTGGTCACGTTAGCCGCATGGCGCGTGATGTGGCGCTCGTTGAGAAGTTTGGCCCGAACGCGGATCTCACCGTTGAGTATTTCATACAGGCATTGGCTGACGAGTCCAAGGTTGCGCTTGCAGGACAGCCGGGATTTAAGGCGTCGCTGATCGATAAACGCGCGGCCTCTGCTGCTAATCTGTACAACTATGTCGCCGGCAATAATCCTCCTCCGGCTAACCTTCGAGTTGCGCAAGCATTCTCTGCGCTGCGATCGTTGTTTGTGGCGGCCAAGCTCGGCAGCGCGACTATCACCTCGATATCGGATGAAGGCACTCTGATATTAACGAGCCGCGTTAATAACCTTCCGATGTTTAAAGTGTTTCGGAATGAGATGCGCGCATTCAATCTGGCTGACCGCGCTGAAAAGCAGCGAGCGCGTCGAGCTGGATTGCTGGTCAACACGATGCTGGATGAGGTCAATCGGTTTGGCGATGAGACGCTCGGATCTCATGTTCCTGCCAAGATTGCCTCTACCGTCATGCGCCTCTCTGGTCTGAATGCTGTGACCGAGGCTCGGCGTCGAGCGTTCTCCGTCACGATGATGGATACGATCGGCCAGCTCACGCGGCAGTATCAGCTTGTCACCGATCTTGATCCGCAGGATTGGAAGATCCTGCGCAGCAAAGGCATTACGCAAGAAGTGTGGGATATCTGGCGCAAGGCAAAGCCGGACACATGGAGCGGCAATGACACCGTTCTGACGCCAGAGAGAATCTATCAGGTGCAGGGCGTAAGCGATTTGGATAAAGAGCGAGCGGCGACAAAGCTGTTGGCTGTCGTTATCGATGAGCGCGACATTGCGGTGATTGAGCCGGGCGCTCGAGAGAGAGCTACGCTCCTAGGCGGCACGATCCCCGGCACGGCGACAGGCGAGTTGGCTCGCGCATTCTGGCAATTCAAGACGTTCCCGTTTGCCATTATCAATCGGCATTGGCGGCGCGGCCTTGGGATGTACAGCAATACATCCGGCAAGGTTGGATACATCGCATCGCTGGTTGCGCTTCAGACCGTGATGGGCGCGATTGCAATGGAGATTAGCGACATTCTGTCTGGTAAAGATCCGCGCACGTTGAACCCAGAAAGCGCCTATGGCCCGAAAAACCTGATTGCCGCGCTACTCAAGGGTGGCGCGCTTGGCTTGTATGGTGACTTCTTGTTTGCCGATGCAACGACGTATGGCCGCACATTGGCTGGCGCAATCGGTGGCCCGATGCTTGGCGCGATTGAAGATACCTACAAGCTGACGGTTGGCAATGTGCAGGAATTGTCGCAAGGCAAAGACACTAATTTCGGTGCGGAGGCTATCAGGGCGGCGAGGGGATATACTCCCGGCGCGTCGCTTTGGTATACCAAGACGGCTACCGATCGGCTGATCTTCAACCAGATGCAAGAGTATTTTGACCCCGGCTATCTTGCCCGAGCTCGAGCAAAGGCGAAGCGGGAATACGGAACGACATATTGGTGGAACCCCGGCCAGCCGATAAGTCGTGCGAGAGCGCCGGAGCTTGAGGCTATCGTAGAGGAATAACCCATGACCGTTTCATCATCGACTGCGAAAGTATCCTATTCCGGCAATGGCTCTACACAAGCCTTTGCTGTCCCGTTTTACTTTCTCGCCAACAGCCAGCTCTTGGTTGTGTTGCGAGCGTCAAGCGGCGGCGAAACGACGCAAGTTCTTGGAACCAACTACACCGTTACTGGTGCAGGCGTTCTGACTGGCGGCACCGTTACGATGACAGTTGCTCCGGCTTCTGGGCAGGCGCTCGTCATTTCTCGCAACGTCCCGCTGACGCAAGAGACGGATCTTCAGCCGAACGATCGACTTCCTGCCGAGACGCTCGAGCAGTCAATCGACAAGCTGACGATGATCACGCAGCAGCTCGATGACAGCATGGATAGAGCGATTAAATATCCGGTTACGGATTCAACATCGCTGTCGTCAACTCTCCCGGCCTCTGGCTCTCGAGCGAATAAGTTCCTTAAATTTAATGCGTCTGGTGAGCCAGCCGTTACTGATTCCGCTCCAATCAGTAATGCCATATCTGCCGAGGATTATGGTGCCATCGGTGATGGTGTAACGGATGATACAGCAGCTATTCGCGCTGCTATGGATGCTGCTGTTTCAACTGGCAAGACACTAATGCTCCGAACGGGTGCGACTTATTTGTTAAGCACTTGGACTGAGTACAGCATTC